CGGCAGCGTCAGATGTGTATAAGAGACAGCGCTTGGATCGGATGAAGAGGATGATGATTCGCTTAGAACCAGACTCAGAGAAAAGATGGCCGGTCCGGCAGAAAACGGAAACAGGCAGCATTATAAGACGTGGTGCGAAAGTATAGACGGCGTAGGCCGCGCAAGAATCATCCCGCTTTTCGCCGGTGAAAATACGGTGCGAGCTGTTTTATATTCCCCGGAAGGTTTACCATGCTCCACAGAGGTCGTGAAAGCTGTGCAAGATTACATAGATCCAATTACACAGAATTACGAGTTCACTGACAATAGCGGAAAGAAATGGGTGTGTGGGGACGGGTTTGGCGGCGGCGCAGCAAACATAGGAGCGCATTTCCTTGCTACAGCCGCAGAGGAGTTATCACTCTCAGTCACTTTTAATGCAACACCAAAGGAAGGGTACAATATAGAAAGCTGCGAAACAGCGGCTCAGGAAGTGATCGAGACCTATCTGCAAGATCTTTCCCTGGAAACGGAAGAAGGAGATGCGGTAATCATAAGGATCTCTGCAATAGGAGCGATGATCGCCGAGCTTCCACAAGTCCTCGATTATGAGAATCTAAAGCTTAACGGCGGGACTGTGAATATCACGGTACCAGATGGCTATGCCGCTGTACTGGAGGAGGTGGATGCTGATGCCGGCAGCTGACGAGAAGACCTATTTTAATAATTTCCTGCAAACTGGGTATGAAGAACTTGGATCGTGGACGCCGCCGTACTACCAGTCAATCAAAGAGGCAGACGCCAATCTGCGCTTCGCCGGCGCTACTGTTGAGCAGATAGCAGAATCGCTTGAAAGGTTTTGCCGCAATCAGTTTGCCAAAACGATGGATGAAGAAACTCTTGCTCGAATGGAAGAGTTTTTTTATATGCCGCAAAATGCCACTCTCGACATAGACGAGAGAAGGCGTCTCCTCGGGATTGCTATGAGCGGCACCGGAAAGATGAGTACAGAGAAGATTGCGGATATCATAAGAACGTACACGGGAGCGGAGTCTTCTTTTGTATTTATGCACAATCTTATGATATACATCCACATCACTGAGGATGATAGGCTTGGGAGCGTTGATACATTAAAAAAGGAACTCGGCGCTAAAATGCCTGCACACATACGCTACATTACAAACTACAGGACGGAGCTTTCAATCGATGATAGAGATATTGAGCATATCGAGATGGATCGACTCTCTTTGAAAATGGCAGTTCCGTTCTGGTACAGACAGATCCTTAACGGAAAGTGGATACTTGATGGAACTAAGAATCTCGATGGAGAGTTTTGGTATGGAATGAAGCCATCCTTGGCATCCAAATTCGCGATAAAAAACCACGAGGACATTTCTATGCAAAGTGCAGTAAATGCACTGGTATATGACAGTTTTAGCATATCACAATCAGTATTTATATATGGAAAAGTCGCTGAGCAGAAAGATCTGTTCTGCGCATCAACGCTGATGCGCTCTGACTTACATATGAACAGCGTAGAGCAGATAGAAATCTCTATAGAGCGAAGATCAGTCGATTGTAAGTTTTTGGACGGCGGTTTTTTACTTGATGGAACACACATACTAGACTCGGTTCATGAAAAGGAGGAAGATCTATGAGCACGGAAAACAAAAATGTAGTAATTACCGTAAATGCACGTCAGAAACTTGTGAAGGCTCGTGCTGGAGACATAACACTGCCGCCGATAGTCGGCATGGCCTTTGGCGATGGAGGGGTAGACACTTCTGGGAATGTCATCGCTCCGTCAACAACGCAGGAAACTCTTTCAAATGAGCTCTACAGGAAGGCTTTGGACTCTGCTGACGGGCATACATATCCAAGCACAACAACGTGCAGATATAAATGCACACTGACTGAATCGGAGCTTGCTGGAAAGGAGATCAGCGAGCTTGGGTTATACGATTCAGAAGGTGATATTGTGTGCATCAAGACCTTTGCCAGAAAGGGAAAGGATGATGACATAGAGCTTTCGTTTACCGTAGATGATATCTTCTGATTGTAACGTAATGTGTTACTTTATAACATTTTTCCTCGATGAATAACTAAATATGATATTTTAAGGAGGACGACGGAATGAAAAACTATACAAATGCTGATCCGACTTTTTCTGATACTATCAGCATATATGAGAAAACGGATCCTGCCAATGCAGATAACGTTCTCAATGTCCCGCTGAAGCAGTTACAGGACAATATCCTGTGGATGAAAAAATACGGAACAGGAATAAAGGGATTTTTGGAAATACCTACGGTGACGGGAGAAACCACTTTTACGTATGATGGCACGGCAAAAAACATATCTTTCAGCGGCATCGACGAAAATCTCATGATCGTTAGCGGTGCAGAGGAAACGAATGCAGGAAATTATACAGCGATTGTTTCCTTGAAAAACTCGGCCCAGTATTTTTGGGATGACTTGACGAATGATCCAAAGATGCACACATGGACGATTACAAAGGCTGCAGGTAATGCAGTTCTTTCGTCGAGTCAGGTGACGCTTGACGAGGAATTGTACTCCACAACCGTAACTGTTTCTGAGGCCACAGGAGATGTGAGCGTTTCATCATCAGACGTGACCGTGGCGACTGCATCTATCGAAGGGAACACTATTACAATCACGAGTCCTGACGGAAAGACGGGTACCGCAGTTATCACTGTTACAGTTGCAGCTTCAGCAAATTACAACGCAACGTCCAAGACAATCACCGTAAAAGGAGCGTATTCTCATGTTTATGGTGTCAGCTGGGACGGAACAAGCACGACGGTATGGAGTAGGACAGACGCTGCAGAGGGATTCACTAATCCGGTTCCTGCAGTGAATAATGGTACAGGATCGTCGCCATTCGATGAAATCAGTCCTTGGAAGGACATGGTTAAAGAGACACGGGCCGGAGGTGTTATGGTAAAGATACCTAAGTTTTACTATAAACGTACAAAAGCCGGAAATGTAATGACATTGCAGATATCCATGACACAAGAGGAAGGATTTTCTGTGTCTCCGATGCATATGGACAGGGGGGATGGAAGCGGAGAACGCGATGTGGCGTACATAGGCAGATATCATTGCGGCGCGACTGCCTATAAGAGCGTAAGCGGGCAGAAACCGAAAGCAAGTATCACAAGAGCGACTGCCAGAAACGCGATACACGCGCTTGGGAGCGACATCTATCAGTTGGATTATGCTGCCTGGGAAACAATCCATATGCTCTATCTTGTCGAGTTCGCGGATTGGAACAGCCAGAAAACAATCGGGTATGGCTGTGGCAACAACAGCAGTACAGAGGTTATGGGAAGCACGGATGCGATGCAGTACCATACCGGGACAACGGCGGCTTCAAGGACGGCATACGGGCACACGCAGTATAGAAACATAGAGGATCCTTGGGGCAATGTGCTTGACTGGTGCGACGGTATCTATTTTAGCGGGGCAGACATCTACGCGATCAAGAACCCGGAGAACTTTTCTGACTCGTCTGGTGGCGTAAAGGTTGGGACAAGACCCACGTCGAGCGGTTACATATCGGAGTATGCGATATCAAATGTGAGCGGATATGAATACTTCATGTACCCTTCCGCAGTAGCTGGGAGCGATTCGACGTACGTATGCGACTATTGCTACTACGATTCCTCTGGCGTCGTGTTGTACGTCGGCGGCAGCTACGACCAGAACCAGTACTTCGGCTTGTTCTACTTGTACGGCAACAACTCGGCGTCTTACTCGGGCAGCTACATCGGCTCACGTCTCCAAGAATTACCCTCAGCCGCGTAGCGGATGCGGGGGTGAATTGCGGAGCAAGAGGGGGTGTCCCCGACACCCCCTGCGTTAAAAAATTTAATATTGGCTACATTGTAACATCGGGGTTTCTGTACCGGTAGTCCGGTGTTTTCTGGTCTGGGCGCTGCAACTACGATTCCTCTGGCGTCGTGTTGTACGTCGGCGGCAACTACAACCAGAACCAGAACTACGGCTTGTTCTACTTGAACGGCAACAACTCGGCGTCTAACTCGAACAGCAACATCGGCTCACGAATCCTTGTATATGGTTTGCACAACCTCTTGGTAATTACGCCTACGTCTGGCGTTTTTGCATAGGTACAGATTCCGCGCACCTCTTGGTGAAGATAGTGTTGATAGGGAACGGCTTAGTACCCTCCTCGGAGCGTGGGAAACGTCGTTAGACAACAAGGAGACTTATCCCTAATGAAAAGAGCGAGAAATTTATTTCCTCAAATTTTATCAGAAAATAATCTGCGGGCGGCTATTAAGTTAGTCTGCGACTCACACAGATGGATACATTACCCGGACAGACCAAACCCGGCCGTCGTAAAGATTGAGAGCGAGCTGGATGCAAGAGTGAAGCAGCTCGGAGAACTGATTGAGGCAGGTTTTATACCTTCGCCGGTGACGACAAAGCGTAGGTATGATGCGAACGCGGAGAAATGGCGGGATATATCAGAACCCCGACTTTGGCCTGACCAGTGTGTGCACCATGCGCTTATACAGGTATTGGAACCAGTGCTGATGCGGGGGATGGATAAGTGGTGCTGTGGGAGCATCAAGAATCGCGGGGCGCACTACGGCATCCGTGCGATTAAAAAATGGGTGAAGCAAGGGAAGGGGGTGAAATGGTGTATCGAGATGGATATACGGCACTTTTATGATTCCCTTAAGCCGGAAACTGTCATGGAGAGGATGAAGCAGCTTATCAAAGACAATAAGACTCTCGATCTCATATGGCGAATTGTAGAGGGCGGGATTCTTATAGGAGCATATTGCTCGCAGTGGTTTGCCAATGCGGTTTTACAACCTCTTGACCAGCTTATAAGGAATAGCGGGGCGGAAAAGATGATCCGGTACATGGATAACTATACGGTATTCGTGAACAAAAAGAGGACTGCAGACAAGATCATTGCAATTGTTAAGGAGTGGCTTGCTGGCAAGGAGCTTGAACTTAAGAATAATTGGCAGAAATTCAAAACGGCTAAGCGTTATCCAAATGCTCTCGGATATAGATTTGGGAAAAAATTCGGTAAAAGGTTCACACTACTCAGAAAAAGGAGTCTCATGCGCCTTCTCAGAAAGCTCAAGTCGTTTTATCGGATGAGGGAAAGGGGGCATATCGTACCTGTGAAGTTTGCGCAAGGGCTTTTATCTCGGCTGGGGATGCTGCGGCATTGCAGCAGTGTCAGTATATATCGCGAACACGTAAAAAAGCACACACAGCGGCACCTCAAAGATATTATACGAACCTATTACAGGAAGGAGATGGAAAAATGGAGTATGTATTTGGAAGCGTCCGCCGCAACGGCGTAGAGGTCGAGACTGTTAAGACAGTCGGAGAAGCCCACAGTGATCTCTCCGGCGCCGTCTCAGTTACACGGAAGTATGCAGATAGCCACATCACAGACAATTTCACTGTCGTAGAGAAGTACCGCTCGGAAAATGGCACGGATGATAAGTGTTATGACTGGTATATTATATCGGCGCATTATCGGTATGTGGATCGGTTTACGCCAGGGATCGCGGCGACGGAGCAGGAGATCACGGAGCATGACCTGTCTCTTATTGAAGCGCAGCAGGAAATAACGGAGCTCGATTTAAGGATTTTAGAATTGGAATCAAAGGAGGGATAGCAAGTGGGCACAGTAAACGAGGAAGTAAAGCACAGCAAGATGTATGAAAAGCTCAAGGCGAGATACGAAAAGGGGTATTGCACAAAACAGCAACTCGCAAGGTATGCTGATCTGGGTGCAATATCTGCGGATGAGTATGAGGAGATCGCTGGAGAACCTTGCACAACGGAAGGGAGGCCTTAGACGTGGGAGAAGACGATAGCTTGCTGGAACTGCTCGAAATCTTTATGGATATGGTTGAGAAGCAGGATGAAATCATATGGCGCCTTGGGAGAATAGTCAAGAGACAAGCTACAGATCTTCAGCTTATGAAAAACGATGAGGAGTTTTCAGATGAAAATCTGGATGAAGACATAGCAATCGCCGATGAGACAATGGAGCAATACAAAGCAATGAAAAGCGAATTAGAGCCGTAAGGCTCTTTTTTTACGCCACAACAGGAAGGGAGGAAGAGGCGTGAGCACAATAGAGATCATTGCAGGCTGTGGGCTGGCGGCTGTGCCGGCACTTGGATCCTTAATGACACTTATTCAGATCGCACCAATCAAGGTAAATCCGTGGTCTGCGTTAGGGCGCATGATCAACCATGATCTGCTGAACCGGGTGAATGCGATTGAGGCGAAACTGGACGGGCACATTGATAAGGATGATAAGCGCATGGCAGATATGTATCGTTCAAAGATACTCAGCTTCAACAATGAGATTCTACGGGATATAGGACACACGAAAGAAGAATTTATAGAAGTGCTGACTGACATCGATGTTTACGAAAAATACTGCGCGGATCATACGGACTATAAGAACAACCGCGCCGTACATGCGATTGGTAATATTCAGCGTGTTTACGACGAAAGACTTGAAAAGCATGATTTTTTGCAGTAAAGGAGAGACGTATATGTATGTAGCTATGTTTACAGCAGGATTTCTTTCAGCAATTCTTCTCCTGTTCGCGTCCGTGGAGTACACGCGGGAATGCAGAAAAAAGAGGACGGTGGGGGAAAAGGACAGGAAGAAAGAGACGCAGCGGAAAAAGGTCAGGATAGACACCTTCACCAAGGCAGCCACTGCAGTGGTGATTCTCCACGGACTTATCATGGTCACGATGTCATATGTACTCGCGTGGTTTGGAAAAGATGCCGTGGTTGATGTGTCTGTGACGCTCATTACGGAGATTGTGGCGCCGCTGTGCCTATACATTGGAACGAATTGCATTATGAATATCTTTGAAAAAAACGAGCTGTCTTTTAGCAAACCGATTAGCATGCAGAAAGTTCGTGAGGCATGGGACAGGACGCATGAAGACGGGGAGGACGTAACAGAATGTAGCGCGGACGAATCCGCGGGATAGGAGGATTTTAGCTATGAATTATCAGGAATTATTTTCGACACTTTTTATCATAATCGCCGTATTGGTGGTGCTTGTAAACATCATCACCGAGGTAGCAAAGAAAGTCTTTAACTTCGGGGAGACGGTTTATGTCAATGCTTTTGTGGTTGTCCTGTCTGTGGCTCTGACAGTGGCAGCGTTTTTTGCCTACTGGCAGATTAAGCAGATGGAGATCACATGGTATCTGATTCTTGCCTTTATCATTGTTGGGTTTATGGTTGCTTACGCCGCAATGTTTGGGTTTGACAAGCTGATTAAGCTGTTTCAGGAACTGAAAAAGAGCTGACCGGGGAGGTAAAATAATGGTAACACAGGAACAGGTAAAGGAATTTATTGCAAAAGTCGCGCCTATTGCGCAGGAAAAGGCAAAAGGCAGGAGCAAGTGGTCACTCCCTTCGGTCTGTATCGCACAGTGCTGCTGTGAGAGTGCATACGGCACAAGTCCAAAAATGAGAAGGGCCAACGCCCTTCTCGGCGTGAAGGTAGGGAAGAGCAGGGTGCATTTCGGGAAAGCATGGAAGGATAAGGCATACAGCACAAAGACGAAGGAGTGCTACGATGGGAAGACCTACGTCAACATCACAGATATGTTCCGTGCCTATGACAGCATCGCTGATGCAATCGAGGACTATTATGATATGCTGGCGGCCTGCTCCCGGTATAAAGAGTGTATCAATCAGCCGGATCCGCAGAAGTGCATCACGGCGATCAAGAACGGAGGATATGCGACGGCCCCGGACTACATCACAACAATCATATCTATCATCAGGAAGTACAATCTTACGCAGTATGACAGGGTGGTGACCGGCATTACAAGTGCGGTGCAGGCAGTAAAGCGGGAGACTCTCAGGCGCGGCAGCCGTTGCGCGGATGTGACATACCTCCAGCAGCGGCTCACGGCAAAAGGCTATGGCGTTGGAAAAATCGACGGGACTTTCGGACAGAAAACGCTGGAAGCGGTCAAAGCATATCAGGTGGAGCATGGACTTAAAGTTGATGGTATCGTCGGGGCTAAGACATGGGCCTCTCTTGGAGTATGAGGGCCGTGATAGCGTCTCTGGTTGGCACATTGCTTGCTGTATATTTTCTCGGAGCAGTCATCACAGTGGCAGCAATCAATGAAGTGGAGGAGAGGCTTCTGTAACGGGTTTAATATAACAATACTTGATGGCATCGCGTTGCTCAGTCTGTATCAGAAGGCGATAGGATATAGCATAATCCGCTATAAAATAACAAATAACACACGGATGTGTCGAAAAATGTTATTTTATAGCGGAAGGAGCGACGATGTATGATAAGAATTTTACTATCTACAAAGCTCGGTGAAAAAAGATGGACACAGGCTGATTTGGCTAGGGCTACTGGTATCCGACCCAACACAATCAATGAATTGTACCATGAGTTGGTAGAAAGAGTGAATTTAGAACATCTGGATCTCATTTGTGAAGCACTCAACTGCGAACTCGAGGAATTGATTGTGCGGGTACCGGATAGCCACCCTAAAATCGTTCACGCCAAGAATGGTTCTCTGATTTCATCAACGGACAGATAGTGCTGCAACACTGGCTGTCACAAAAAAGACGTTCGGCTATGAACGTCTTTTTTATACCATACACCTTATGAATATTCAAGGGAATTTGTTTCCAAAGATTTTTTTAAAAATGAAATGTCCAAGTTGTTTTCGATGTATCCCTGATAAATAGTTCTGATATAGCTGGCAGACGGCCTCCCTGGGCGCTGCCGCTCGTCCATGATGTATACCATTGCTCGTTTATTTTTCTCCCCAATGCTTACCATGATATCTTTCTTGAAATAGTAGCGCGGATATCCTTCGTATCTATCGAGCGAATATTCATCCTGCGGCTGGATTTCCCATACCAGAACGGGAACAGAGGATCCTCGCTTTCTCCTTATGGTGGCGTGTGAGTTCGTCTTAGTGCCTCTGTAGATCAACTCCCAGTTATTTAATACTCCATGCGCATAAACTCTCGCAGAGGGACATCTAGCGGCCATCTGTGCCAAATTAAGGTTACTTCCATAAGCAATATATAATTTCCCCATGATATTTTCCTCCTTATAACCATTTATCAACTACAGTTGAAGTGTCTTTGTCTACTTCTCCGGCGCATTTCCAATCATACCTAACCATTATCCACCACCGACCATTTGCTCCAATGCAATATTGATATTTTGGCGTATTGATGAAGATTAGCTGGTATATCATGCTTCTGCGAGTATCAGTGTCAAGTGATTCGAACTGCCTATCTGTTAATGTAAGCCTTGCTTTCATATAGCCTTCTTTCTCCCCGTTTTCCCCCGTTCTGCCGATAGGTCAGCATAGATTCATTAAGCTGCTCTGCAGGTCATTCCTGCGGACTTTTTCAATGGTGCCATAAGGTGCAGGCGGCAAGTTTTAAATTCGTCGCCGTATAGACCTAAGCGATTTGTGAGGATGTTTCTCATAATCGTCACCTTTTGCTCCGCTGTATATCCGGCCATCGAACGGAATACGATTTTATCCTGCGATGTGATTGCCCAGGCGGATAAGGCGAGACAAAACTGGATATACGCTTTAATTTTGCCCGCGTGCAGAGTGCTGTTGAAAAGCCGAAATTCCACGGTTCCCTTTGAAAAGTAGCTGTGAAGGTTTATTCCGTGATACCTTGTGGAATTATAGTGCTGATGATCTATGCCACCACAATAGCCGTCGTTTGCGCTGCTATACCAAATTTGCTCTGCCTGTTCTCTGGATAATTCTTTTGCTTTCTTCAACTCAGATAGAAGGGAACTGTTCAGCTTGTGGCACCAATGGTCTGCGCGATCTCCTATTTCAAGAGCATCATAGATCAGATCCTGCCGGGCTGTCATGAAGTTTACCAGGCGCCGGAGTGATTGAGGATTATGATTGGCCCCGTCCACATGAACGTGGATGCCGCAGCTGCTATTTGTCTTGGCGCCGCCTTCGCGGAGTGCCCGGATGATTCTCTGAAGGAGTTCGATGTCTTCATAATTGAGAGGTGGAGTCACGAATTCAACTCTATATTTATCGAGATCTGCGCTGCTATTATCGGATCGGGAGGGAGTTATAGAGGAATCTCTCATAACCTTCCATATCCGCGATGCTTGATCTTTGATTTCTCTTGTGTCGTAGCAGCCATATGATGGATTCGATGGACGGCTTTCAAGAATATCTCCAACAATTTGCGCCGCCATTGCCCTTGTGATGCCTGTCATTTCAACCTCTACTCCAAACTTCTGATTTCTGATCATTGCAATTTCCTCCATAATTTCTATTTTTTTGAACTTATTTTCTGTTTCTATGAATATATTACCATATGTACAGCACGTGTCAATACTATATTTTCTGAAAAACCAGAAAATTATTCTTAAATAGAAGAATAAAAAGTTGACAAAACAGAAATGTGAGACTATAATAGAAGAAAAAAAGGGGGTAGACGAACATGATATCGTATGATAGACTGTGGAAAACACTGATTGATAGGCACATGAAAAAGACGGAACTTCGGGATAGGATCGGGATCAGCAACGCGACCTTGGCGAAGCTAGGGAAGGGCGAACCTGTCAATCTGAAGATTATCGAAAACATCTGCATAGACCTTCAGTGCGGGATCGAAGATGTCGTAGAGATAAAAGCGTGAGATTATTGTGAGATTTATAACTGCGTGGAATGTATGGAAATAAGAAAATATAACGTAATATGTTGGACTTTATCAAGAAATTTTATTATTGAACGTACATGCGAATTCCGATGGGAAATCGAGTTCGAGTGAGAAGGTAGATCCTCGCAAGCCTTGAAAAATTAGGGCTTGCGGGGATTTTTTAGGTGGCGGTGGGTACGATTTGGGTACAAAAATTTATTCGTGATTGTTTTGAATGTCAGAACATTCTAATAACTGTACTTCTTTTGAAACATCGTATTCAATTCCGTTAATTGTACCTATTGGATTATGTTCAATATAAGTAATAAGGGGCAAACAGAATTGTTGTATTTGTTCTCGGGTTTCTGGTACTTGAGAATCTAATGAAAGTTTTTCACATAGATAATCAATTTGTGAAGTTACGATAGCCAGTTTAGAACTTTCGTTTTGTATATGTTGAGCCTGTGTTTGTGCCTTGATTAATTCAGTTTCAGCATTTAATTTATTGGTTTCAGCTTGAAACTTTATTTTTTCCGCAGGTGTTAATCGCCAAGTTTTTATTGCATTTGATATGCTGGTGACCAAGTCAGGGAAAATAGAAAAATCAATTTTGTCACTACTAAATAAAGCTTTTAACGATCCACTCTCAATTTTACGCATAAAAATTATATGATTTTCAGATGGATAGGTAAGTCGTTCTAAATGTTGTAAACATTCAGCAATTAATTGTAAATCATCTGTAAAAGACATAAAATTTAATTCTGATTTATAAGAGCGAATGTCCAAATGGTATATTATAGTGTTATCACAATCATCTAAAGGCACCGCTTCTAAAAGCTCATTCTCGACATTAGCAAGGAGGGAGTAATTGCTAATAAGCTGATTATATAATGTTCCAAAGTTTTTCAACTCTAATATAAGCTTAAAAAAGGTGTCAATGTTGGAGATGTTTTTAATTTTGTTTGATGAATATTCTTCTGTAATATCCATTAATGTATTTAGAGAATTACAAATATTTTCGGATAAGGATTTGATAGAAAAAGATTTAAAATTAATAGATCCAATTTGTGCTATAAGTTTTGTGGTAGATCTTACAGACGCACTCATTGTAGCTATCTGGTTGGAAAAAGTTTTTTCTAAAGCCTGTAATTCATTGGTAAATGATGCCCGATTTGTGTCTGTTTTGGGTGAAATTAAATAAACTTTAATAAGTTGATTAATTCTATTATAATATTCATCAGATAGGTTTAGTGCTGCCTTAATATAGACGTTGTTAATATCTTGATTAAGTAAGTTAACAAAATCTGAAAATTCATTAGTAATATCATTAAATACCATTTTATGTCCTCCCGTATCAAAAGTATATTTTAAAACAGTGTTATTTACATTTTAGTACTCAATCCTATTTTATCCATAGTCTCATCATGAATCTTTTGAATATTCAGTCGATCCAGCCAAGGTTCCGACTCCGGATAAATATCCATCCAAAGGTTAAATGCTGCCTCAGCCTTTAACAACGCCTCCCCGCGCTTTTTCACATCTTTAATAGAATTACACTTCTCTACTTCTTTCATATATTCCTCATAGCGGTCACACCATGAGCGCATCAAAGAAAGTGTTCCAAAGCTGACAGCTACCATGTCATTGCCGTCCTGATCTTGATACTCAAATAAATGTCCGTCATACTGCCGGAACACTTGAAAAAGCCTGTGCATGGCTTTGATGCCGTCAAAGTCAGAGTTGGTTAAAACTTCAACATTGACTGCCAGCGCCTTTGCGATTGTTTCAAGGGATTTTGGCTTTGGGTTACGCCTGCCGCTTTCATATGCGCGAATATAGGCTTCACTCGCACCAACCAGCGCCCCCAACTGTTTTTGCGTTAAGTTTCGTTCCTGCCTGATTCTTCTTATATTTTCTCCAACAGTCATAACGACCTCCTGCAAAGTAATCTTCAAAATTGGAATGCCATAAATACAGCATACCACATACAGAGAAAAAAATAAAGAAAAAGATATTGACACGAAACAAATGTTGCGATAGTATATACATACAACGCAACAGAAACAAATGTTGCGCAACAGATACAAATAAAAATGAGAGGAGACAACATGAACGAAAAACTTTATTACAATGCAGCAGACATTGCGGAAATGCTCGGCATCAGTATGGGAAAGTCCTACAAGATTTTACGGGAAATGAACAGCGAATTATCTTCTAAAGGCTTTCTTACAATCGCAGGAAAAATCCCCGTAGCCTATTTCAAAGAAAAATGGTACGGGGCGGCAAAGGAGGCGGTTGTATGAGTTGCAACGCGAAGAAAGATCCTAACGGTACTTGGAGAATACAGTACCGCTGGACGGACTGGACAGGAGCTAAAAAGAAGTCACAGAAAAGAGGATTTAAAACAAAGAAGGAAGCAGAAGAATGGTATGCACACTTCCTGTTGCAGCAGTCCTCTGATCCGACAATGACGCTGGCTGATTTTTGGGAGATTTATAAGGCAGATATGGAAAAGCGTCTGCGGAAAACTACCATGAAACAGAAAGAGTATGTGATGAACGATAAGGTTCTGCCTTACTTTGGCAATACGCCAATCAATGAAATCACTGCCCCTATGATAAGGAAATGGCAGGGCGAGATGATGGAGAAAGGTTTCAAGCCTACTTATCTGAAAACCATACATAACCAGCTCAGCGCCATTCTGAATTATGCAGTCAATTTTTATGACTTACGTTCCAATCCATGCCGGAAAGCGGGGAGCATGGGAAAGAGCAGGGCGGATGAAAGACCATACTGGACTTTGGAAGAATTTCAGAAGTTTTCGGATGCGATTATGGATAAGCAGGATTCGTGGGTTGCATTTCAGATTTTATTCTGGACGGGAATGCGACTGGGAGAACTGCTTGCGCTTCAGGTAAAGGACGTAAATTTTGAGGAAGGCACGATTACGGTTGATGAATCCCTTGCGAGGATTGATGGGGAAGATTTGATTACTGCGCCAAAGACAGAAAGTTCTATAAGGGTAATTACCATACATAAGGAATTGCAGGAGGTAATCAAAGAGTATATTTCAACGCTTTATCGAGCGAGGGCAGGAACACGACTTTTTGCAGGACGGACGAAAAGTTTCTTTGAGCATGAGATGGAGCGAGGGATTAAGCTGTCGGGTGTAAAAAAGATAACAGTCCACTGTACCCGTCACAGTCATGCGAGTATGCTTGTACAGATGGGATTTAGTCCTATTGAGATTGCAATGCGGTTAGGGAATGGGAAAGTTACAACTAAGATTGAAACATAATGTAATCAGTATATGGATGAGCAGATAAAGATTGCGGAGAGGCTTGGAAAAGTAGAGAGGCGTGAGGAAGGTGTCGTGTAAACGTGAGGACAGGTTTCAGCGCAATACAATCTCATTCTGGCTGAGTGA